AACCTCCCCCAAAGCCATCGGTGATATCGTTCCCGCCGAACCCGGCAGTAAAGTACAAGTCTTCTGAAACGGTGACGGTAGCCGAAAACACTGTTGACAGGAAAAGAGCAATCACATCCTCTAAGATGGTGGAGTCTGCGGATGTCTGGACGACCGCCGGAACCCCACCAAACACGCCACCACCAAAACCCCCGACACCGAACCCGAAAACCAGTTGGGGAGCTATGGAATCTGCGGGAGCTACACTGTCAGATAAGGAAACACTCAAATTAAAAATTTGGGAATCGACTGCGGAAACGCTTTCGGATAACGCCTTGTCGAAATCGGCGACGATTGATACCGCGTCCGCTACAGACACATAATCCTCATGGACAGCCTGATAATCGAACACCGCCTTTTCAACGAACGCCGCAAGCTCTTCCAGGAAGACATCCAGCCCGAAGTCTATTTGGATGCTGTCGGAAATAGTGACGGAATCCGCCAAACTCTTAGAAACAAACAGATACCGGGCCACCTCAGCAACAACCCGAATAAAGTTTACCCTCGTCAACTTCCCGGAACCGAAATTCCGGGACGCTGAGCGAACAACCCCAAGTGCCTTCATCAACTTACCGAAGTTTGACGTTAAGGAAATGCAATCTTCTTTCTCCAGGTCAAAGTTGTTCAGGTAGGTATCAAATTGGTAAAATGTAGAAGCGGTGGCCAGGTTCTCCAAATAAAAGTCCTTCAAATCGTCGGCCATGGACTGCTGCGCCACCATGTCAAACAAAAACCCGTCCCGGTTTTCAAGTGTCCCGAATTCCGCTATGGAAGTTGTGTTCTGCCCGGTGGATAATGCCTGATATGCCGCTATCCCGCCATCCGTGTCTGTGTGATCCCTGTTATAGGCCACCACCAGCTTGTTTACTAAATCCGTGGTTCTCTGCCGCGTCGCGGCGAACGATTTCAGACGGTAATCGTCGGAGGTCAAGTCCCGTGCCGCCGATAAGCCTGACAGGTTTTGCCTTAGCGCGAATTTCGCTTTTCCCCCCGACCAAAACCATCTTGACCGGCATTGAAAAGCCAACCACTTTTCAACCTCTTTTATCCTGGAATTAGCTTTAATCACACCATCAAAACGGTAGTTTAATGACCCATATACGGTTTTCAAACTGGCTTTGGTTGTGGTATCTATAAGGCCCGTGGACATCCCTCCGATATCGCATAACAGATATTGGCGCACTTCCGCCGGGTTGTTGATCAGGTTGTTGGAACTATCCACCAACCCGGAAACCGTGGCCGTGAGTTCGTCAGAATAAACAATCTCCTTTGGCCGGTACTCAATGTCAAAAAAAACATTAAGGACGTACACTTTCTTATTATCCGAAGTGCCGGAATACTGGAGCCTGACTTTTCTGCCCGTAAACCAGGGCCATTGAAAATCAACGCTTGGCGTTATATCAAAAAGATTAACAAACGTCCTTGTGGTTGCTGCCGCCTGCGTTACCGCCACGGGCTGAGCAGTAGTAACTAAATCATTTACATCATCTGCCTGGTTCGGGTCTGTATTGGCATTCGCCCCGGATACCGCAACCGCTGTTGTCACGGAACTTACATTCGGCTGAACGCTACTGTCAGCTATAACAGAGTAAGTGGCAGTGACCAAAGTAGCAGTATACGCATACTTGTTGTAATTTCGCCACTGGAACTCAAAATCATGGACACCGCCGGAACTCACACCGGAACCAAATCCAATAGTGTAATCAATTCCATCGTGCGTCAGGAGGTGGGAAACGCCGGTATTTTTGTCCTTGACTGTGAGTTGCACGTTAGACCCGATGAACCGAACCACCATAGTAGCGGTTTGGTGAGTTGCCGGAAGCCCGGTATAAGAAACGGTAGAAAGAAGCAGTCCCGGAAACGAACTACCCGCAGCCTTCACAGAATGATTTCTGGGAAGTACGCCGGTTGGGGTAACTGAGGTTTCAGTAGATATCCCGTCCAGACCATGGCTATGTCCGGCATCGTTGTTGGACAGGATCGGGTCGGTAAAGCTGTGTGTGTGTTCCCTGCCTATTTTATGGGAATGGCCATGATTTATGTCAACTTCGGCATCTATTGTTACCCCCTCCACCTCTGCCGGTCTGGATAACTGGCCCACGGTTCCAATTCCATCTACTATCACGTTTACCGCGTCAGATAAAAACGGCTCGGACTCAAAATGTTCCACCGCGAGGTAGCACTTCATGATCTGCCCCCGATCCGGGTTTACTGTAGTCTGTTGAATAGACAGCAGACTATTGGATGGATTTTGGATGGTAGCGACTTCGGTACTCTCCGGATCAAACACGTAATAGGCCTGCAAGGCCGTGTTGTCCGCAGCAACGTCATCAAACTGCATTGATAAAAACGTAGGGGAGGCAGCAAATCGCTCAGAATATGGCCGTTCGGAGAAAACGATTCTTGCAGGATTCAGTGTTAAATGTTCGACGTAAGGCGCAAGGTTGCTGCCCCCCCCAACCTGGATATCCGATATGGACTTAACTGGCCCTCTGCCAATCAAAAAGGTGTAGTCGTTTATAATCTGGGAAACTGGGGTCAGCGTTAAATGTTCGGCGGCGGTGGTTCCTGCGTACCCTCGGGTGGTTCCCGTAAAGGAGTTGCCCGAAATGCCGGTATAGGCAATTTTCTCCCCCTCTAATAATAAGACACCGGAAGAGGTGAAACCAGCTGTAGAATCGACAGATAAGACAGACGAACCGGATAGGACGGACTCACTTAACTTTGTCTCAGCGGGAACCCGTGCGGCAAGCAGCTTAACTTTCCCCGGCTCCCCTATAATCAAATCAATGCCTTTTCCCAAATCAGTCGCCCTGGCATTCGGCCAATCGGCTTTCTTCAGTATGTCCCCCACATAAGAGTTGTACTTCAGGAATATTGAAACCAGGTCCAGACTGAGGAGATATGATGCTTCGGAAAAGTTTATGGGTTCCTGAACCAGGAAAGTTCCTATTAGGGCCTTGTCCGCGTCCGTAAGACCTTCGTACCATTGGTACACATCCACTACCACGTTTTCCGGGGCCTCAAAGAGAAAGTAGTTTGAAAATGGACTGGTTCCGCCGTTCCACAAGGTAATGGTCAATTCCTCGATTTCGCCGGCCCGGTGGTCTGTAACATCGCCCCCGGCCATATCCTTCAATACCCCCCAGTCTTCTACTAACGAAGAGTAATCATTATTCAGACCATCGGAAACGCCAACCGCAACATCCGACACGAAAACATCACCGGCCTCCTGGAAATGAAACACGGCAAGCTGTCGGGGCGAATTGCCATTGTTGGTCATTTCAGTTAGAAACGCAGGGGTCAGGTCAGTTCTCAACTAATGACCTCCAGAACCAGATCCCCGTCCAGAAAACCATTCCGGGTCTCTTTAAAATCCAACGTGGGGGACACTATAACTACCGTCATAGTCGCGCCCGTCTCATCGGTATAAGTGAAGCTGTTTTTCGCCCCGTCTGCCCGGATATCAAACCATGTCTCCAGTTCAATATATTTGGCCTTGGTAATCCCCCGGAAGTTTAGTTCGCGCCGTCTCCAGGTTACCCCCAAATCTTCCCGGCGCAGCGTACCGCCGGCAGTCCGGTCTATAGCCTGGGATTTATTAATTGGCTCCGATGAAGGAAGTTGAATGCCGTTGGTAAAAACAAGACTGTACGCACCTAAGTCAAAACGTGGTGTAACCATGTCAGCCCCTTGCCGCCTGTCTGTCTGCTTCCAGGAGTATGTTCGACACGTCCGAACGGGAAACCGCCTGATTGATGTTTATTGTAGCCGCCGCACGGTTCCCGGACAATGCCTTCCGTGCCGCGTCAACCCCAACGCCGGCCAAAGACCCAAACAACTTCGATCCCAACTTTGAAAGGACTTTCGATAGCCATCCGAGCAACTTTTTAAGCCATCCGGTAATCTTTTTAATCCAGGCCACCAGCTTGTCAAAAATCGGAAATAACACTTTGGAAATAGAGTCCCCGAATTTGTTATTGAGATAAGTCCCCAGGGCATAGCCGGCGGCAAGCGCAGCGAAAACACCAACAATCGGATTAGCAAAGCCTGCGAGTTTACCAAAGCCCGTGATTAAACCACCTACGAGAGGGCCAACGAACGTGATTAAACCGCCTAGTCCTATCAATATAGGCCCCAATGCGGCCCCGATACCTGCAATAATCGTACCCCATTTGAAAAGTGCTGGATTAGTCTTCGAAAACTGGGAAACCAGCTCGGTAAGCCTGGTCAAAAACTGCCCCGCCCATTCCAGTAGTCCTGAATCGGCAATAACAATGGCCAAACCTTCCAGAACAGACCGGAATCGCTTCATCGCGCCGTTAAACCCGTCCATCCTGTCCTTAGCCTGTTGGGTAGCGTCGGCCTGGTCTATCATTCCTTTCATAGACTCGATTCCCTCTTTCCCGGCTTCCGCAAACGCCAACGCCGCCCGTTGAGCATCTGTACCGAACAAGGTTTGAACTACGTTAATTTTAGCCTTGTCCGACAGGCCCTTTAGCCCCTTCTGAAGTTCACCGGCTATATCGGCCATGCCCTTCATTTTACCTTGGGAATCAAAGAAGCGTATCCCAAGGTCTTCCATTGTTTGGGCGGCTTTCGTGGATGCAGGAACCAGCCTACTAATGAAAGTCTTGAAAGACGTACCGGCATCCGCGCCGGAGGAAAAGGATGGAGCGAGTGTCGCAATTGTCGCATTAAAATCGTCGAACGACACGCCAATCTTACCCGCAGTCCCGCCAGCCTGGGCAAGGGCCAACCGATAGTCATCAATGCCAAACTTGCTATTGGTAGTTACGCCGGTGATTTTGTCTACTGCCTCCGACATATTGGAGGACTCTATGCCAAATTGGGACATCGCGTCAGTAGTAATGTTCGCCGCATTTGATAGACCCGTACCAGTGGCCGCCGCAAGCATCAGGGAAGCATCCGCAGCCCCGTCCAGGATAGTTTTTGCCTTCAGCCCATTCCGGGCCAGCATCTCAATACCCTCGGCGGATTCAGTGGCGGAAAATGTGGTGGTGATCCCCAACTTTTTAGCTTTTTCCCTGAGCGCTTCAAACTCGGCCTGGGTAGCTCCGGAAACAGCCTTAACGCCATTCATCGCGGACTCGAAATCACCCGCCATTTTAAGGATAGCCCCGCCAACCCCGACAACGGGAAGGGAAACACGGGCGGTCATTTTCTTACCGGATTTCCCCATGGATTTCCCCATGCGCTTCAGCTTCCCTTCGATTTCCCCAATCTTTGAATTGAACTCGCCAACATCAATCCCCAGCTTGTAAACAAGTTTTTCAAGTACCGTCGTTGCCATTTTAGTCTGGAAATCTCTCCATTAAGTTTTCCAACGTCTCTTTATCCATTACGCCGCCACTAACATCCTTCACGCCGTTGGCCTTTCTCGTCCCTTCTACAGCCTGGATAAAATCATCAAACATACAATCCCAAAAAACATCGGGTGGCCAGTGCAGAACCCCATACACGAACTGTCGCCACTCATCCCACGGCAGCCACCCGCCGGTTAGTTTGGGCTTTCTGTGCCCTCCTCGCTGTCGGACTTGAAGGTTGTCGTAAGCAACTCGGTAAGCACACCCATAACTTCCTCAACCCCGAATTCATCGGCCCACCTATAGAGTTCTTCCCTCTTCAAAGTGCCCAGGGAAGCTTCATACAAGATAGTATTTACCTGAGTGAGGGTTATTTTGCCGCTTTTCGCATTAGAAAGCAGTTCAATTATACCCATGCCAATTCTGGACTCAATTCTTTCCAGTATCCTCATTGGAAGTTGGAATTTTACCATTCTCCCGTTTACATCATGCTCAACAAACTGCGCCATATTCTTACTCCACCGTTGCGGTTATGCCGCTGTAAAGGTTATATCTCCGGCAGACTCCAGCGAATAAGAAAAGGTTTCGGCACCGTTATGCTCGCCGCCCCTCTCATAGCTGGACACAACAAAAGAACCCTGCCACTTGTCACCATTTGAAGAATAAATCTCAAAGTCAGTGACCGCCGCAGTCTGACCCGCCGCCCTTAAAAGGTCTTCGCTTGCACCGTCCTTGAAAATGCCATCCCCCGAAACAGACATAGACTGGATGCCGGCCTGGGAAATAAGCTCTCTCCATTTTGACGCGCCCTTTGTGGTTGTTTCTACAGTCTCGTTGTTAATTGTAAACGAATCCGTTGTAGTGCCCC